GGGTGGCGATGAAGAGGCGACGATGAGGAGGCGCAGTGTCCGAGTGGGACTTCAAGCCTCCGGCCTTCCAGCATCTTCCCGAGTGGGAGTACACACTGGGCCCCGAGGTGGCTTCGCTGTGCGAGGCTGTCGGATACGCTCCGGATCCGGAGCAGCGGTTCCTGTTGGATGCAGCTTTCGCGGTGCACGAGGACGGTCTGGCTGCCGCTTACGAGCTCGCCGACATCGCACCACGCCAGAACCAAAAAACCGGATTCGCGAAGCAGTGCGCGCTGGGCTGGCTGTTCGTCACAGGCGAGCAGGTGGTGACCTGGTCCGCGCATGAGTTCTCGACGTCGCAGGGCGCTTTCAATGACTTGTCGGCGATCTGTCTGGGGTCTCCGGTGCTGCGCAAGCGCTTGGAGCATGACCGGTCGCACGGTATCCACGGGTCCAAGGGCGCCGAGTCGATCAAGTTGGCCAACGGCAACGAGCTTCGCTTCCGGGCGAGGACGAAGGACGGGACGCGTGGCCTTACCGGCGACAAGATCATCTTGGATGAGGCTTTCGCCTTGGCCGACGAGCACATGGGAGCCATGCTGCCGACGCTGACCGCGGTCCCGGATCCGCAGATCCTGTACCTGTCGAGCGCCGGGAAGATCACCTCGAACGTGCTGCGCGGGGTGAGGAATCGTGGCCGTGCCGGTGGTGATCCTCGCCTGGCGTACGCCGAGTGGTGTGCGGAGAAGAAGCCGTGCTACCGGATGTTCGAGGGCCGCTGGATCCAGGATCTGGACTGCAAGCATGCCCGTCCTGGCGAGCCCGGGTGGCATGAGGGCTGCGCCCTTGACGACGAGGAGCTGTGGGCGCAGGCGAACACGCTTTTGGGTCGTCAACGGTCGAACGGCACAGGCCTGACGATGACGAAGATGCGGAACTTCCGCCGCTCGGAGCCTCCGGGTGAGTGGATGCGCGAGCGCATGGGCTGGTGGGATGAGCCGGGCGCCGCTGCGGTGTTCGGCACCGGTAACTGGGAGGCCTGCCTCGGGGTGATCGAGCCGGGCGAGGTGCTGGTGACGGTGGGTGTGGCGGTGTCGATCGACCTGTCGCATGCAGCGATCGTCGGCGCCACCGGGTCGCGTGAGCATCCGAAGGTGCGGGTGCTGCAGTCGGGACCGGGGACTGACTGGGTGCTGGACCGTCTGCGGAGTCTGCGGGCCGAGTTCGCGGATGCGATGGTGGTCATCGATCCGAAGGGTCCGGGCGGGTCGCTGCTGCGCGACATCGAGATCTTCGACCGTGACGCGGTCGGCCAGATCAGGCCGGCTACCCCGTCGACCGACAATCTGCTGGACGCGTGCGCCGACCTGTACAAGGCCATCATCGAGCGCCGCCTGGTGCATGAGGATGATCCGGAGCTCACGGCTGCCGTCGAGGGTGTGGTGAAGCGTCCGGTGCGCGACCGGTGGATGTGGGGTCGGTCTCAGTCGTCCACTGATATTTCCCCGCTGGAAGCGGCAACCCTGGCGGTGTGGGGGCTGGCCGAGGAGCCGCCCGTCTCCGCCTATGAGGCTGGCGCCGTGATGACTGTCTGAGATTTCTTTGGGAGGTGTGGGGCGTGGGCTTCTGGGACCGTGTCTTGTCGTCTGCGGGGCAGGCGCTCCGGATCTTCGAGCCGTCGACCAGCTATCTGGGTCTGCCGGCCCCGATGGGCGACATGGTGTCGCTGTCGGATGCGCTGGGAGGCCAGATTCTTGGCATGTCGGTGCGCACGCTGTGGCGCAAGCAGCCGCATCTGCGGACTGTGGTGAGTTTCCGGGCGGAGAATGTGGCCCAGTTGGGTTTGCATGCGTTCACGATGGCCGCTGACGGGTCGCGAGTGCGTGACCGGGACGGACTGGTGCCGCGGCTGCTGGAGTGGGTGGACGGCCGGCAGACCATGTATCGACTGCTGTACTCGCTGTCCGCCGATCTCGACCTGTATGACCGGGCTTTCATCATGGTGGTGGGTGATCCGTCGTCGCCGGTGGGCTGGTCGCTGCGGCGGGTCCCGCCCATGTGGGTGTCGGTGGTGCAGGACGGGCCTTTCGGGGTGGACCACTTCGAGGTGTCGTCCGGGTCGTCGACGGTGGCTGTTCCGCCTGAGGCGATGCTGTACTTCGACGGCTACGATCCGGACGATCCGCTGGGGTCTTCCCCGGCGATCGAGTCGCTACGCCAGACCCTGAACGAGCAGGTGCAGGCGGCCCTGTATCGCTCTCAGGTGTGGGAGAAGGGCGGCCGTGTCTCGGCTGTGATCCAGCGTCCGACAGGCGCGCCGCGCTGGTCTGATGCGGCCCGCGAGGCTTTCCGCGCGGACTGGCATGCGAAGTACACGGGCCGCGGGAAGGGCTCGGGCGGCACGCCGATCCTCGAGGACGGCATGACGCTGCAGCGCATCGATTTCAATGCCCAGGAGCAGCAGTTCGTGGAGGCTGCGAAGCTGTCTTTGCAGACGGTTTCGAGCGCGTTCCATGTGGATCCGACGATGATCGGCGCATCCGATTCGGCGACCTTCAGCAATGTGAAGGCTTTCCGGAAGATGCTGTACACCGAGTCGTTGGGTCCGACCTTGACCCGCATCGAGCAGCTGCTCAACCGGGATCTGATGGCCAAACTCGGTGTGTCCGGCGAGTTCGTGGAGTTCAACATCCGCGAGAAGCTTGCCGGCGACTTCGAGGAGTCGGCTGCGGTGCTGTCTGCGTCGACGGGCGGGCCGTGGATGACCCGCAATGAGGCCAGGCAGCGTGAGAATCTTCCGCCTGTCGAGGGCGGTGATGAGCTGATCACGCCGATGAATGTCACGGCCGGTGGGCAGGCATCCCCCATGGATTCCGGATCCCAGAATGAGAATCCGTCGAGCGATCAGCCTGATCGTGCCGAGAACAGTGCCCCTGGGATCGCCAGGAAGAACCTCCAGAAGATCGGCGTGAAGGCGTGGCGGGTGTCCCGTAAGGATGCCGGCGACGACGAGAAGGACGTCTCGGATGTGCTGGCGTCGTTTTTCGACCGTCAGGGTCGCTCTGTGCTGTCCAAGCTGGGATCGGGCGCCGATGACTGGTGGGATGAGGATCGCTGGAATGGGGAGTTGGCCGACGACATCGTCGGGCAGATGAAGAGTCTGTCGGTGGATTCGGCGCGGCAGATGCTCGCCGATCATGGGATCGACCCGGACTCCTACGATGTGGCGCGGACAGTGAACTTCCTGCAGGTGTGCGCCCGGGATCGTGCCGAGGCGATCAACGCCTCGGTGAAGGACGATCTGGACGCGGCCGCCGAGGATCCGGAGGCGGATCCCGCCGACGTGTACGGCGAGGAGCGGACCGGAAATCGGGCCGCGAAGATCGCCGTCTCGGTGGTGGCTTTCGCCGGCGCGTTCGGTGCGATCGAGTCGGCCCGCCAGCAGGGCGGGCCTGGGGTGACGAAGACCTGGGTGGTCACCTCCGGTAATCCTCGCGAATCGCATGCGGCGATGGACGGAGAGACGGTTCCGGTGGATGAGCAGTTCTCCAATGGCCTGGACTGGCCAGGCAGTTTCGGCGACCCGGATGAGGTGGCCGGCTGCACCTGTGAAATCGATCTCAATTTCCCGGACTGAGGAGTCCTGATGCGATTCAAGAACGCCGACGTGAAGTTCAAGGCTGGCGAGAAGGACGGCCTGGGTGAGGGTGAGTTCCTCGTCTACCCGTCGACCTTCATCAAGAAGCCTGACGCCTACGGTGATGTGGTGAAGGCTGGCGCCTTCGCGGACACCATCAAGGCGTGGAAGGCCAATTCGTCGGCGGTGCTGTCCGGCTACTACGGGCACCGCATGGACGATCCGGACTACAACGTCGCCTACGCCACCGACATGGGCGAGGACGAGCACGGATGGTGGGTGCGTGGTGCTTTCGACATGGATTCCCCGAAGGCCGCCCAGGTGTACCGGCTGGTGAAGGGCGGGCGCATCGCCCAGCTGTCCTTCGCCTACGACGTCGTGGATTCTGGAGAGGTGGAGCTCGAGGATGGCGTGAAGGCCAATGAACTTCGCCAGCTCGACGTGTATGAGTTCTCCTTCGTGCCGGTCGGGGCGAACCAGGACACGTCCGTGGAGGCCGTGAAGTCAGCATCCGGCGCCCTGATCGACGGCGTGAAGTCCGGTCGGGTCCTGGCGCAGAAGCACATTGACTCCCTCCGTGGCGCCTACGAGTCCCTCGGGACCGTGCTGGCGGCTGCGGAGGCGACGGGCGACGACGAGTCGCCCGATGATGCGAGCAAGCACACCAGCGGATCTTCCGGTGGCAAGTCGCCCGCCCAGTCCGAGGAGCCCGAAGGGGCCAAGGGTGGGGCCGGTGACGAGGCGACCGGTGGCGGCCCGTCCGTGAAGGCGCTCGCGGCACTACAGGCTGTCCTCCTGATGGAGGACTGACCCCGTACTGCGGGGAGACAAGGGAAGATCATGAATTTCAAGGCAATGCGGGCCGCCGCTCTCAAGGCTGCCCGGGAGATCGCCGCGAAGGCTCTGGCTGACGGCCGTGACCTGAGCGACGAGGAGCAGTCTGAGATCCAGGCGAAGATGGCGGAGATCGCCGACCTGGATGCCAAGATCAAGGCTCAGGAGGATGGCGAGCAGCTGCTCAAGCAGCTCGACGGGCTGGCTCCCAAGGATCACGAGCCGGACGGCGGTGACGCCGAGAAGCCTGCCAAGTCGCTGGGTGACCATTTCGTCAAGAGCGTCGGCTCCGATGGGCTGTCGCGACTGAAGGCGCACGCCGGAATGACCGTCTCGGCTCCCGAGTTCAAGGCTGCGACCGATGCGCATGCGACCCCGGCCGCGTTCACCGGCACCGTGCTGGAGCAGGTCGATACCACTCTGGTGCGCGGATACCGCCGTCCGACCGTGGCCGACCTGTTCGCCCCCGGTGCCATCTCTGGCACCTCGATCCGGTACTTCGTGGAGGCGGGCGTCGAGGGTGGCTTCGCGACGGTCGCCGAGGGTGGCCAGAAGCCTCAGCTGCATATCGCCGATCCGACCCCCGTGGTGGATTCGGTGAAGAAGCTGGCCGCCTGGTGGGACATGGATGACGAGATGGTCGAGGATCTGGCTTTCTGGGTGTCCGAGATCAACAATCGCGGCCTGTACATGCTGAGCCTGAAGGAGGAGGATCAGCTCCTCAACGGTGACGGCGTCGGGTCGAACATCGACGGCGTGCTGCATCGTTCCGGTGTCCAGCAGGTGTCGTACGACGCTGGGAAGCTGGCCGACGGCGTCTTCAAGGCGATGACTGCGATCCAGACCGTGACTGGTCTGTCGGCCGATGCGGTGGTCATCCATCCGACCGACTACCAGGAGCTGCGGCTCAACAAGGACGGCAACGGGCAGTACTACGGCGGCGGCTACTTCGCCGGCCAGTACGGGAACGGCGCGATGGCTCTGCAGCCCCAGATCTGGGGCCTGTCGACTGTCGTCTCGCCTGCCGTGGCAGCCGGCAAGCCGGTTGTCGGGGCTTTCAAGCAGGCCGCGACCGTGTATCGCAAGGGCGGCGTGAAGGTCGACGCGACCAACTCCGACCAGGGGAAGTTCACGAAGGACATCGTGACCACCCGTGTGGAGGAGAGGATCGCGCTGGCTGTGCGGGTCCCCGCGGCTGTCGCCCAGCTGTCGGTGGTCTCCGGTGGCTGATCTGCCGGTCTACAGCGTCACCTGCGGGTCGCTGTCGTGGACGGCTCAGCTGTCCGACGATGACGTGCGCAGGTGGCGCGATGCGGGCGCTGTGGTGGAGCCGGTGGGGGCTGTTGAGGTCGCCCCTGCTGTGCGCCGCCCGGCGCGGAAGAGTAAGTGAGGGAGGGGTGTCGTGGCCGATGTGATTCCTGACATGGTGACGCCTGAGCAGCTGGCGGGTCTGCCCGGCGCCCCTTTCACTCCTGAGATGGTGGCGGCTGCTCAGGCGAGGATCCGCACTCAGTGCGGCTGGCATGTGGCGCCGGTGATCGAGCAGACCATCACGGTGTCCGGCGACGGCGGGTGTGAGCAGTGGCTCCCGACCCGCAGGATCGTCGACGTCACCTCGGTGCAGGTGTGGGATGGCTCCGGCTATGTCGACATGCCGGGCTGGAGCGATCAGGTGGGGTGGGATCCGGATGGGATCCTGTCGGCGCCTGTACCTTTTCCGGCCGGCAGGCGGATGATCAGGGTGACGTTGCGGCACGGTTTCGACCTGTCGGACGATCTGAGGCTGCTGGTGGCGGTGTCCACCGGCCGGCAGATCGCCCAGGAGGTCATCTCGAGCAGGTCGATCACTTTCTCCGACTCGGACCAGTTCTCATCCTCGGAGCTGCTTGATCGTTATCGTCTTGGGCCCAGGCCATGAGCGGCCTGTTCTCGGAGACGGTGACGCTGTGCGGCCGCGGCGATGTGGTCGGCCACACGTCGACAAATGATCCGATCTACGGCCCGCCGAAGCGCGTCGTGAAGCCCGGCTGGGTGGAGGCGGGCTTCGGCGAGGAGTCTATCGACGCCCGCGATCAGGTGACCAGGCTGTTCACGCTGTGGCTGGACGGGAATCTGGTGGGCGAGCTCGAGGCCTACGACGACGTCGAATACGGCGGCGAGAACTTTCATATTGCCGGGGATGTGGCTTTTCAGCCGGGCGGAGCCGTGGTGCCGGGCTGGACGAATGCGCGGCTGAAGAAGGTCAAGGGGTGAGGTCATGGGAAAGGTGAGACTGTCTGAGGAGACGTTGATCAGGGCGATGACGTCGGATCAGACGCGTGCCGCTCTTGCGGAGCGTGCCGATCGGATCGCCGGGCAGGCATCCGCGCGAGTGTCCGCGCACGGCGCGACGATTGACGTCGAGCGCTCCGACGGGACCAGGCCGAAAGGACGGCCGTACTCGCGTGTGGCGCTGTTATCGTCGGATCCTGAGCATCCGGTCCCGCCTCTGGCACGCCGGGCGATGCTGGAGAATTCGCAATGATCATCGACGCGCAGGCCCGCCTCATCCAGGGCATCGCTCCGGCGCTGGGATCTGTCCCGGTGACCGGACGCGTCCCCGACGACCTCACTTCGCCGGCGGTGGTGGTGGCGCAGGGGCGGGCCGGAAAATTCGACGGCGTCACGTCGACCGCCTACCTGGATGTGAAGTGCTACCACCCGGACCGGGACGGTGCTGTGGCCCTGTCACGGCAGGCCAGGTCGGCGATGCTCGACCAGGC